TAGTACAAATTCACGCTTTTTAAACTTTTCGCTAATTGTTTGGGTTGCGAATACCTCTTTGATTGTGCCTGTGATTTCCATGTTTGTTTTATTTTATGTTTTGATTTGAATTTATAAATTTAGTTATTTCTCTTGACTTTTCAAAGAACACACATTTATCTGTGTATAAGTCTATGTTGTTAATTACTCGGTAGTCTAGGTTGTTTCTATGAGCTATTAAAGTTTCTATTTGCGAACGATCTAATTTAATAACCATATCCGATTTAGTCATAAAATTATCCTTTTCAATCTCCCTAGTTTGACGTTCTTTAATTAAAGGCTGTACTCCCTCAATTAAAGTAACCATTGCACCATCGCCTACTTTTTTAATCTTAAATTTAACGTTGTATTTTTCCGAGTAATGGTTTGAACTTACTCTGATGTTTTGGCAAACGCCACGTATAAATGTAGCCCTATTAAGTTCTAATTTATCAAAGTTATATTTAGTGTATAGTCTCATTTGTTTTTATTTTTAGTCCATTCATCATATTCATTATCTTTAATCATGTAACTAATAACGCCTAGCGTTACTATGCTTACTACTGCAATCCATATCATTTTCTCATAATGTATTTATGCCACCAATTAGAGATAGCATCGTGAATAATTATACCAATGTGTGGATAACACATAATTGTAATTAGTAGACCTATACCAAATACAAACATAAAGATTAATAACTCTATCATTTCTTTGTGATTTTAAGGTTGTTTTTATTAAGCCAATTTAATAAATTATTTGAATATTCCATTGCCCACTCTTCGCTTGTCTTTTCTGTTACAATAGTAGCCCAATTCCCATGTTCAAAAATAGAAGAGCCGTTTAACTGTAACATTTTACCATCCCATTCAAAGTTATCACTTCCTCTATCTATTGTTGTTTTACAAGTATTATGAATTAAATTACTTCTATCTAATCTTAAGCCATCTTTAAACCCCCTCTTCTTAGCCTCATTTATCAAAGCTGTTTCAACTTCGGATGGGGTGGCTTCTCTTTTAAACTCACTGCGTTCTCTTTTAAACCAAGCGTTATCAATTACCCAATCTTTATATAAAGATATACCATAACTTTTATTGTTTAATTGGTAATTATTAAGAACTCCATTATCTTGTATATACCACTTCCCCACTTCAAACTCAGGCTCAATTTTACTAAGCAATTCTTTTTTAAGCGCATCACATTTTTCGATGATGGTCTGTTTTAATTCTTCGTTGTTTTTCATTTTCTATCAGCGTGTTTAGTTAGTAAATTTATTTCTATTTGATAATTGTTGTATTCTTTTTCTCTTAATAAAGCGTATTCAGATGGGCTAATATATTTACGTTTGTTTTGAGCGTAATGAGTTCCGTTTACTAAATTAAAACCCCATTGTTTAAATTGATTAATCCAATAGCTTTCTGTTTCGTCTATAACTTTTTTGCTATCAGTATTTATAGTTTCCACAACTTCAATTATAGGTCTTACATTTTCAGTTCTAAGTTTCTCAATCCAAAGTAGTTTTTTTAAAGTCCCCTCGCAACCGCTATAATGATTGTCTAATCTAGTCTTTAAATTAGCGCTATATGTTCTGCCAACATATTTAACTTGACCGTCTAACGGACACGTTAACGTATATATTTTATACTCCGTCATATTCAAATCCTTTTATTAATAATTCGTTAGCTATAACCTGAATAGCTACTTTCTTTTTTTTAGCTTTAGCTTTTATCTTATTAATAATAGCTTCATCTAATTGCCATGTAATTTGTTTCTTTGCCATATAGTTGTTTTAAGTTTCTACAAATATACAACATTAAATTGTAATTACAATTATAAAGTTATTAACATTCTAATTGTTTATAACTATAATTATAATTTAACACTTTAAACCAAATTAATTATATATCTTTGACGTATAATTAAAAACCAAACAATATGAAACAAATAACAACAAACCAATTAGCCACTATATTAAGTTACGAAATTGAAAGCTCTAATATAGACCCTCGTAAATGCCTTGAATTTACCATCGAGGATAAAAACAACTTATTTACCGTTTACTTTAAATGGTATGATGGTATTATAACAGATAGCGAAATAGATCCGACCATCGAAAGAGAGCCTAAATATATTGAAGCAGACGACTATTTTAGAATTCATAAAGATGAAAGAATGTATAATTTAAAACAATATATTGAAGATTTTATTAATGGTTCTATTCAATTAGAATATAGCGAAGAGAGGTTTTAAGATGAAATACTTAATACTAATAGTAGCCTTAACAAGTTGCTCTGGCAATTCAAAAGATGTTATTATATTGCAGGCTAAATTAGACCAAGCTAATAAAGATATACTATATTACCGTACGCAATATTTAAAGGCAAACACACAATTAATAGAAATTAAAAGTAAATGCATTTATTGTGCTGAGTAAAACTACTTAACTAAAAGCATCCCACCTAAAACGCCTAGCCCTAAGAAAGCTAGGTTTTTTTATTTTAGTTTGTCTAATAACGTTTGTTTGTCTTTAGAGCCTATTGAACTTCCAAAGTAATAACCTATCACTCCCATTGAAATAGTTGTTAAGCTGCCAATTATACCGCTTACTAATACTTCTTTGTGTGGCTCTAAATCTTTAAATATAATAATGTACCAAAATATAAATGTACTGCCTAAAACTAATAAGGCTAATATAGGTGTAATGATTTTATTTAATAAAGGTGCTTTATCACTTGTCGCAATATCAATTTCACGCTTACGAGCTGAGTCCATTTCTTTCTGCTCAATATCCATTTGCTTAGTTAATTCAACTTCCATTAACTGAGTGTGTTTATTAGCTTCCTCAATTAGTTTTAATTTAATAGCTTCCTTTTCTTCTTTAGATAAAGTAAACTCATCAACTGTATTGCTAATTGTTTCTATTAACTTAGAGCCACCTCCTGCTAATATGTTTGTTATGAATTTTGGTAAAGGCATATTATGTAATTATTAAAACCATGTTTCTATTTCCACTCATTTTATAACTGATATGCACCCAGCTATAATCGTATTCATTAATTAATTGATCGAAATATAAATTAGCTTTACACCAATCAAATAACTTTTTATTTTCTTCTTTACTTCCTGCGCTAATATCCATTGCCTCACCGGTACAATGTTGTGAAGTTTTAGAACCTTTAACTGCCTTGTTTAGTTTTTCATTTCTAAAGAAACTATTAATTTTAATAGGCTTGCCATACCATTTACGCAAAGGCTCAAAACAAAAGTCTGCCACCTTTTCCATATTATTAAGTTGAGCATTATTAGGTTTGTTATCTATGCCTAATCTTAAAGCTGTTGGGCTTAATATTGCCTCCTCTAATGTTATGTGTTCGGATATATTCATTATTCATCTTCTCCTTTTATTGTTGGACTTGTTGGCAACGTTGCAACTTGCTTAGGAAAACTGTTTACTTTAAAATTAACTTCTAAAGCTGAAATTCTAAAGTCATGCGCTTGAAAAGTTAGATCGCTTTTGCTTTTATAGATTTCAATTTTGTTAGACAAAATAGATAGTTGAGTAAAATAAGCTATTGCGGCCGCAACAATATAAGCAACCTCTTTAAATTCAAATCTTAATTTAGAAACCTCATTCATAATAATATAGTGCTTTGTTTTTCTTTTTATCTTGTAAATCAAATCTTACTCTAATGACTAAAGCACCGCAAGCTGCGCCCCAAATAGTCATGCCCATATCTTTATTAGAATATACGCCCCTATCCATCTTTCTATCCCAAACAACCTCTTTTAATATCCCTGCCGTTGTACCGGCTACAAAGCCCGTTAAAGCACTTAGAAACGGTTTATCAATCATTTGATTAGTAACTTCGGCTGTTAGTACTGTAATTCCAAAACCAGCGTAAAAGTGTTTTGTTTTATCGTCTATCTGCGACTTAACACAAATAGACGATAACAAAAATATTATTAATAATTTACCCACGTTTTTTTAATTCCTCATTTATGAATTTAATGTTAGCTTGTTGGGCTTCAATAGTAGCAAGTGAATCATAAACTAATGCTTTTAATTCAGTTGTAGAATAGTCTTCAATTTTCTTTTGTGTTGGTGTGGTTGCTGCAACCTCTTCAACTTTTTTTAAATCTGTTTTCATGCTGTAAATATAATAAAATTATGCTAGCAATCCGATTGTTCTTAAAGCCCTTACTATTTTTTCAAGTGTGTACCCATCAAAAGTATCATCGTGCTTAACGTTTCCGCCTGTTCCGCTTACAACGGTAGCAGCAGCCACAGCCGTTGTAGGTTGTACTATTGGTGTAGCGTTCCAAAAAGATATTTTTTGAGAAGTTGTTAATCCTACTGTTATTCCTGTATTTAATACTTGCATATTAGTAACATTATTTACTCTAAAATAAGAACCGACTGTGCCACCTACGATTGTGTAAGTAGGATCAAAAACTATATTATAATTTATAGCCGATGGAGTGGCGGCAGTATAAAATGCAGTTAAACTAGCAGGAGCTGAAACATAACCTTGTATCCTAAACGGATTTGTTGTTCCTACCCCATTACCTACTATTCTAATATCCCCATCAAACCCAGCAGCATATCTATTAGTTATACTCGCATTAACTCCTGCTATGGGGCTTTCACAAAACAAATTATAAACATTAGTAGCAGTACTTGCTCCAACAAAACTAACCGTATTAGCTGAGAAGTAATTAAAGTATTGTGTTGCTAAAGCACCTGTTGCCCATTGCTTGTTAGCTCCTGTTACTCTAAAGTTTGGAATGTTAGTACCTAGGGTTTGGTTTGTGTTTGCTACATTTGTAAAAGTAAAGTTAGTAATAGCACCGCTTGATTGTGCTGCATTTGTAAATACTAAATTACCACTTACGCCTGTTATCTGTGGGGTAGTTATATTAGTTGTAAAAGTTGGACTAGTTCCAAAAACTAAACTACCACTTCCTGTTTCGTCGCTTATTACACCTGCTAATTGAGATGAAGTAGTTGCTGCAAATTGACTTAAAGGATTTGATGTTAAAGCATTTCCAACACCGTAAACATTACTATCAACTGTACCATCTGCTTTTAAAAACTGTGATGAAGTTCCGCCTGTTTTAATAAACCCCGTTGTTTCTATTGTTGTTGTTGCAACTTGACCAGCCGTTAATACTTGTTGAATAGTTGGAGTTGACGCACTTACCGTTGGTAAAAAAGACAAGGCACTTAAAGCCGTTACACCATCGCCTAACTTAAATAAGCCAGTCGTATCATGATAGGCAGGCTCACCCGCTTTTAATACCATTGCAGCGTTAGCGGTAAACCATGCCGTGTTCTTTGGGTCGTATCTAAATTCTACTGTTGCCATTTATAAAGTTTGAATAATTGTTGCAGGTGCAGGGTCTGTTAATGTTTGTATTATTTCTTGCAATACCTCAACCGTGTAAGTACTATTAGGATTAAGTGTTGCTATTACATTTCCGTTTTGGTCTAAGATTGAAACTAAACCAGCGGTGTTATTATTAGGTGTTAAACAAGTTGAATGGTCATAATGTTGAACTACATTTAATTCAAAGCCCCATCCGCTTACGTCGTCATCGTAAACTGATTGTAAAGGTTCTAATGTTATACTTTCATTTACTGTACAATTATAAATACTTTGTAAATCCGATCTAATTTGTGAGAATACTTCCAAAGCTACCTTTTGCATTTCACTCATTAGCACATCCATATTTCTATTGTCTTGGTGTACTAAGTCTAAAAATACAAAAGCAAAAGATGACGAATGTATGTTAATGTCTAATGTAACTGGGTTAACAGTAACACCCATTAAAGGGTATGTTATTTCATTAGCAGCCCCAAACTCAGGCACTCTATCAAACAAAAAAGTACCACTACTTAGTTGGTTGTGGTTTGTTTGTTTGTCTTTGAATAACTGTTTTAGTTGGTTTTGGCTTAACATTTGCTTTCTCGAATTGTTCTAATTTCTTAATATGTTCTTTTTTGATTCCCATTATTTATATAAATATTTATAACAATCATCACAGTCATTATCATCAATCATAATGCCGCTAGTAAAGTTGTTTCTATTAGGCATTATCTCATCACGCTCTACGTTGCTAATGTATAAAGGATAGCTACTAACATATCTGTTTAAATAGTTAGTTACTCTTTGTGCGTAAATCTCAGCTTTGTTTTTAGACCTATCCATTAAGAATTGAATCTCTGATAAGTCAGCAGCAGATGAATTTTCGCTATTCTTAATCATTACGCCTTTATTCATTAGCCTATACTTCATATCCGGCATAGCTTCCATTTTAGCATAGTGTAACATACAAGGCACAACTAAATCTAATAACGTTTGGTTTAAAGCAGTTACCGTTGAGGTGGTAACTTGGTTTAATACTTCGTTATATAAATTAGTTCCAAGTAAAGGAATAATATAAAAGTCTTGCACCTCTTGTAAAATTGGTGTTAAGATGGTCATATCAACATTTTTATTTATGTTGGTATATTCCTTTAGATAGTTTTCTGATATTAATAAACTTGCCATATTATTTATAAAGCCATTTAAAGCCGCCTGCAGTCTTTCTAACTAAAGAACCGTTTGCAACTTGTGATATACTTCTGTAATCTATTCCTGTTAATCTACCATCTTCCCTTGTTGATAGAAATACGTTAACTATATTATCGTTTTTATCTACTTGATAAACCGTCTTTTTTAAAGGACTTTTAACAAAAGAATTTAATTTTTGTTCTGCAGTATAAATTTTATTTTTTTTACTTGGTGGTGTATTCCCACCGCTATTCATGTTTAAAAGATTGATTCCATTTTTACTGTATAAATCAATATATTCCGATTCAATAAATTCTGCTAAATCTCTATCTTCAACTTCTTTTAAAACATTCATTTTTATATCAAAACCATTTGATAAAACGGATTGTATTTTATTGTATTTGCTTTTATTAGACTTGCAAATTAAATGGTCTTTAAGTCTTTTTTTAGGATTAGCAGTTACCCCTACATAAAATATAGAGTTATCCTTAGTGTCTGTTAAATTATATATCGTATTCATATTACTTCTTTTTAGTTCTAGACTTTGTAATCGCCAACCAGATATGCCTGCAGTATTTAGTAGTTTTACCTCCATCTTTTTTAGGCTCGGAATACCAACCCCCCCTAAACGACCAAGCATCGTCTCCAAAGGCATTGCTTATATCATCTATTTGATTACTAGTCCAACTTCTAATTTTACTTAACAAAAGCATTTTTTGACAAAAAACCCTTGACTTTCCGCCGGGTACTAAATCGGGAGCATCTGGTCTTTTTACATATTTGTAAACGGTGTATAGTTCCGTTTCAATAGTTGGTGTGTTAGTTTCTAAACCTTTAGGCGTGATAGTTATTGTATTGTTTATTGTAGATATTAAACCTGCAACAACTAAACTGTTAATTATATTCTTAACCGTTTCAACATCTAATCCTAAAATCTTTGCAGTCTTTTCAGGTGTTGTTTCGGGTGCGCCTTTTAATAAATCTAATACTTGTTTTTCTGTATCCGTTACAAATTTATGTTTTTCAAACTCAAACTTAAAAGCTTCCGTATTATTTTCAAATGAAACAAACTCTTCGCTTATAATTTCATCGTCATTATCTTCTAAACTATTTTTTTCAAATAATTCTAAAACAAAATCAGTCATATCAACCAACTTATCAAACTTACTAAACTGTGCTTCTGGTGTTGCAAATAAAACATTAATATCTTGGTCTGTTAAATTATATGAAGTTTTAAGCTTCCATATAGCTATACTTTTTTCTGTTTTACCGTCCCTTACTGATTTTAATAAGTTTTTTAAATCTCGCCATTGTTTAGCTGGCATTTTTTGAATATGATTATTAACTTGGTTTTCTGGAATGTCTGCCATATCACCATCAACCGTTACTTTATCTTTAATATCAATACCTAACTTTTTAGCGTAATGTTCACGTAAAGTATCTAAATCAAATAGTGATTGTAATAAAGCAGTATCAAAAGGTAAATCAACATTGGCAGGTTGTTTCTGTTTTATTTCTAATAAAGATAAATCAACACCGTTAACGGCTGCCAAATCTTTAATTATGTTTAAGTGTATCTCTTGACGGTGTTCAATATAACTAAACAACCATCTTTCAAACTTTTGTAAATAAATAGTGTTATCGCCAATGTTAACCGAGCCATCAAAAATAGCCGCCAAAGCAGGATCTGTTCTATGGGCTGTAAAGATATTTTGTTGTGAACGTTTGGCAACCTGCTCAAACATTTTATCTAAATCACTTTGTGAAAACGTTGTTAACTCAGCTTTTTGACCGCCTTTGTCAACAAAATTAAACATCATTTTTCCGGTGTTAGAACTACCTTTGAATTTACGGTCAAAGAATTTAGCGTATTTTCTTTGCTCTTCCTGAGTTGGCTCACCGTTAAATAAACTCAACATCGCACTTGCAAACATGCCGTTCTTAAGATGGCTATAATTAAAGTTAGTTATCTCAATATTTGTTTCAATGTCTTGCAAGCCTTGTTGGTAGTTTGGAGCTGGATAAATATTGCCAAATTCCATTGCACTCATTACTTCTGTTTTGTAGTAAAGTATTTGAGTTCCTGTTCTTATGTTAGGGTTAAAAATAGGATATTCAATAAATGATTTATGCTTATGTGCTTGGTCATTTACACATCCATTATCGTCAACCCATTGCTCACAATAGAAAAGAGTTTTACCGTCGGGTGAACGTCTAAATTTGCTAAATTCTTGGTTATAAACCTCAGCTATTTTACCGTTAAAATCGTAAACTATTTGTAAAGCAATACCGTCAAATATTTCAAATGGTGTTACGTTCTTTCTAAATAAAGAGTTCCAATCTTCAAAGCGATTAGCGTGTGATAAGAATTTATCGTATTGCGCTTGTTGTGCTAAAGTTAATTTGCTTTCGTCATAACATAAGCCACGTCCATAAACATGGTCAGCCTTAGCCTTTATAATAGCACCGTGAACAGCATCTCTATTGTATAGTTCTAATAAGTAATTAGGGTGTGAGTTATGCTCACCCCATTGTAGATATTTGCCACCCGACATTTTTCTGATAGCAGGTTGAAACGAGCTATCAAATTCAATTTGTAAAAGGTTACCGACCTGTGTTATATTATTGCCCATTTGTTACGATTGATGTTCTTACATCTTTATAATAAATATTAGTTACTGAGGGTGCTTTCCACCACGCCTTGCCATTTCCAACTTCACCTGTTAACGTTCTAATATCTGTTGTATTTATATTTGCATAATTAAATAAGGCTGCATTAGCCGATTGATAAACGTAAAATGAATAACTACCATAGTCATCAAATAAAACGCTTCCAGTTAACGGTACAGCCGCTCCAACGGTTATAACAAAACGTTGCTTATTATTATCTAAGTTAGTGTAAGTACTTGTACACGCTACTTTACGACCTGTGTTATCATTAATAAATACAAAGACAAATTGAGGATTTGCAATAGTTGAATTTTCCGTTACCGAAATATCAATAGTGTTAGCCCCTGTTATTAATTGCATCATATACTTATTAAATACTAAAAAGTTACAAATGTTACTAAATAAAAAAGCCCACCTTACAGGGTGGGTCTTACATTTATATTTTAAAGAATTAATTAAGCAGGTATCAATAGTAAAGCAGCTAAAGCGTTTGGTACAACGTTTGCAAACGTTCTCTCTTCACCTGTTAACACTATTGTATATCCAGAATCATCATTACCCATTGCACCACTTGCAGCGGTTGCAGTTGTAATTCTCATTCC